TTAATACCTAAAGCCTTTAAATCCCTTACCATTTTTTGAGCCTTTTCAACAGTTATATATTTATTGCCTTTTTTCATGTAAACTTTCCTTTGCCAAAAATGATGACAATCACCACCACCTTTATATTTTAAAATATCGTAAGTGTTTGTGCCGTTTGGGCCCCATCCTGGATTAACAGCTCTATTACTTGCCTTATTAATATCTTCAAGTCTAAATACTTTTCCTGCACTAATCATTTTTTTACAAAATTCCCTTTCAGGATTTAGACTACCTGCATATTCAAACCGCACTTTAAAATAATCATTGTCTAAATCGCTTGGTGCTAATGGTAAATTATCAGGAACACTCGCCAATTTTAAATCCGCTTCTTTTATATGTACACTTTCATCTGTCCATTTTTCAACATCAATAACTTCCCACGCTTCTAAATCTATGCTTTCACCACCATTTAAAAAATCTTCTAAATCTTGGTTATGATTACTCATTTTCACATTAGTATCTGTTTCAGTTAACGGTCTGAAATATAAGTCTAAATTTATACCATAGAACACTAAAACTTCTTCAAGTGCTTCTAAAATTGGTATCTGTTTTGGTCTAATTACACGCTTCATTAATTGCCCTTCTGCTTCATCTAATTCATTTGCATTGTTACCTAAACCACCATCGCTCATAATACCAAATAATTTAGGCGATACAACTTTATGTCCAGTCATTATTTGTTGCCTCGCCTCACCTGTTAAATATTCCCATTGCTTATGCTGCGCTTCATTAACTGGAAATGGTATAATAGTAATCTCGGCATCTCTACCATTAAATGAAATTACAAAGCTCATTGCATTTGGTGAACCTGTCAATTTCTTTTTTATCTTATCTTCTAATTCATCTTTTTGCTCAGGTGTTAAAGTTCCCCCATCTGGAATATTAATAATATAACCAGCACTTAATCCTTTCTTAATTGAGTTGATATAAAAGTTTGCTAATTCTTCCTCCATTTCAGCATAAGGCAAAGCAGCCAGATAATCAGGGTCAGGAAAATAATTCTTTCCTGCTTTATATGGTGAAATTCTATAAATCTCTATTGGATCAGTTGATGTTCCAAAAGCAGAAAAATATTCAGGTTTATTTTTTGAAATATTACTCCAATCTTTAGAATACCAATAACCTTCTATTTCACCCTCTTCATTTTCAAGTGCAGGAATTACTAACTGTTTTGGAATGTGATAAATTGAATTAATATCTTTACCATCTTTAGTTTTTATCACTTGAAAACTTGCCTCTCCAAACATTTGAAAGTCTGCAATTATCTGTCTTAGCTCTTTAGGCTTTAAAATAGTTAAGAAATTTACCCAAGCAGACATATCTTTGTTACGTGCCACAAGTCCATTTCCGTAAATCAAATCAATATAGCTTGATATAATAGCGTTATTAGTCGGAGAACCATTAAAACGGTCTATAACGTACTGATAAAATGAATTATTACGACCATTTAATACCCAGTTTTTACTTTTATTTTCCTCTAACTTAGGTCTAACGTAATTGCTAAGTTGAAATAATCGTATATCGTTACTCATAATAATATAAGTCTTTTGTTTGTTTAAATTCTTGTGCTGTTTGAACGGTTGCAATTATCTTACCCCTATAAATTATGCCATCATCATCGCTAATTTTTATCTGATATTTATCATTTTCTAAAAAAGTAAATGTAAATGTAACTGTTGTAATGCCATTTATAGTTGAAAATGTGTTCAATACATTCGTTTCAACTTTTGTTACTTCATTATATAATGATAAAAAACACTCTATTGTAGGAACATATCTACCTATAAATGTAATTGAATGTTCAGATTTAGTTGTTAATACTTGTATCATACTTATAAAACTAAATATTGCCGTTTTTGTTATTTATTTGAACAAAAAAAGCGTTTAATTAAAAACGCTTTCTAAATAATAATGAACCCAAATATTAAGCTACCAAAGCTAAAAATGCAGTTACTGTTGTTGAGTCAAGTTTAGGTGAAAGACTTCCTGTTGTTGATACGCCTGTTAAAGTATATCCGTTCAATTCTGTCTTTGCACCACCTGTTGTTTGTGCTACTGTAAAATCAATGCCATCATCAATTCCTATTGCGTGATAAATGCCATTTCTATCTTTTACAACTGCCATTGGAAATCCGTAAGCTAACAAATTCATTTGTGCTGAAGTTGTTGCATCAATTCCTTTTAAAACTGCTGTAATCGTTTGTGTGTTTACTGAAGTTCCTGTGTTTCTATCTGACACTAAACTTTCAGCTACATTATTTCCATCGCCTTCAAGTTCATATTCAAATACATTTCCGATAGTTAATAATGGATTTATTGCCGTAGCAACTCCTGCAAGTACCGTAAAAGGATTTTCTAAAAAGTTGAAAAGATATAATTTACCTAAACCACCTAATGATTGTTTACAAGGCTTTACCCTGCCTACTGTTAAATCACAAGCCATATTTTTAAGATTTTATAAAGGGCGATATTAAACGCCCTTATGTTAATAATTATGACTAAGCTCTGTACAATACTATTTCTGCTCCGTAAGCATACCCAATTGCTCCCGTGAATACTACTTTTGTTCTTACAGTTCCGCTTAAATCAGTTTCGTCCATATCTTTGATTTTAATCTCATTATGGTCAGCTAATAAACCAGTTACAAAAGTAACATTAGATTTTGCATAAGCTACCATAGTGTTAGCGTTCAACGCTTTGATTTCAGTCAAAGTATATCCATTAAAGTCATATTCACTTGGATTGATAAAAGTACCGTTAGCACGTGCTAAAGAACCTTGTATTTTTTTCAACGCTCTTAATACGTTTGTTGAAACTCCTAAAACTAAATCAGGTGCTCCGATAACTGCATCGGGAACAGTATCAATAAATTTAGCTAATTCTGCTTCTACGTTTGCACTTGTAATCGCAACTGGTGTAGCAACATCAATAACGGTTGCATCCAAAAGTAACTGAGGAATCAAACCATTAAATCTACCTGTTGAGTTATCACCTTCCCAAATATCAACATCAACTTTTCTTGCAATTCTTTTCCCCATGTCTAAAAGCATTGCAGCTTGTTCTGTTGCAGGTAAATTATCGTTATGAGCTGAGAATCCCATTTCTTGAGCTGTCCATAATTGTCTAAAATCTTCTTTACAAAACTCTGCGTCCCATTTAACTTTTTTAGGAGTAATTGAATATTCGCTTAAAGTTACAGAACCAGAAGGCGTCCATCCGCAAACGTAATCAATGAAGGAATCTTCAGTTTCTATTTTTCGTAAATAAGTTGTTGAAACAATATTCGGTAATACTGTTACTAAGTTGTCAGAAATTGTATTACTTTCTTTAATCATTTTGCCGATGTAATCTCCCGCTACATCGCCAACAAAATCGGTTGTAATATTTAATTCAAATGCCATATTCTATTTTTTTAGTTGTTGTTTAGTTTATTTAATAAATCAGAAAATTTACCCTTTTGACCCATTTGTACTACCGTTCCTTTAATAGGTTTAGCAGCAGGTTGTTTTGATAATTCTACAAACTCACATTTAAGTTTTTCGTTTTGAGCTTTTAATTCAATAACCGTTTTTTCGATTTCTGAATATTTAATTAAAATACTTTTAATTGCACTTTCAATTTCATTTAAAATTTTAGTGTCATTGCTGTTTTTACCTTCATTAGTCGCTTCAACTTCTGCTGGTGCTTCATCGGGTGCTGTTGCTGGCTTTACTTCTCCAACAATCCCCTCTTGTGTTACAACCAATACTGTTCCATCTTCTAATGGATGTTCTCCAATTGGAACTGGTACTTTTGTCCCATCTTCTGCTGTTACCCAACAGGATATACCTACTTCTAACATCTCGCCTTCAAATTCAATATTTAAACTCCCATCTGCTAAAGGAATCATTCCGAGTTTAACCTCTTTTTCCTTTGGTGTAAAAGCTAACAATATCTTTTCTAAAAGCGTGTTTGTTTTCGCTTGTTCACTCATATTTATTTCTGATTTTAAATTAATTTCTTCCAATGATAACATTGCGTCAATGCTAAAACCTTTTATTTTCCCTGTCTTTACATAGTCATTCCACACCTCGTCATTGTCAACTTTCATAACCGCCATCCAACTTCCTTTTGGATAACTAAAACCAAAGTTTGCGGACTTGTCAATTTTAGGGTCTTCAATTATCCAACTTTCAGTAAATGTAACACCTTCAATTTTTGAAGTTTCATTGTGTTCAATTGTTGAATTTGAATGGCTATTATTTTTAAAGAAACCATAAGACAAGTCTTTTATAGTATCTTCATTGAAAATAATATTAAATTCTTCACCGTTTTGATTTCTGTAAATTGGTTTGTTAGGCTCTAAAACTAAACCCATTAAAATACGTTGTTCTTTGTCAACTTCCTTTAATTGTATTTCAGTATGTTTGTTTAAAGCAATGACTAAACCCTCCATTGCAGGATTTTCAACCAAAGAAATTCCATAAACTCCTTTATTGATTAATGGGTTATATTTCGCTTCGTAAGTTTTCATTAAATAGATTTCAATTTTGATATTGCGCCTTCACTTGCTTTTATCATCGTTTGTGCATCCTTCTTAATCTTTTCTAAATTTGATAAAATTGTAGTTTCTCCCAACGCTTTAGCCATCTCAATATATTTGTTGGCATCTGGCACAATTGAATTATAAATTTTAATTGCATTTTCATAGCCATCAATTACAGATGACAAAGACTGTCTACCTTTCGTAATCTGAGCGTCTCCATCTCCTAATTGACCTTGTAAAATTGTTCTAATATCTGCCAATTGAATCTTATGCCCTTCTTGATTCTTTTTTAACGCTAAATGTATTTCTTCTACTTTCATTTTATAAAGGATTTATATATTAAACTAAATTTTTAACTTATTGTTATAAATTAATACATTTACAAACTTGCGCCAGCAATAATATTCCTATCCAATGCTTGTGCTGTTGTAACATTATTACTTACTACATACGCTTGTATAGGTCTTTGTTGTTGTCCTAAACCTTGCGCTATTTGATTGCTTCCT